AAGCCGACCCAAATCGTCGCGAGTTCCGTCAGGTCGGCGTACGCCGTCTTGAGCGTCGCGACCTCCTGGTCGGTGTACCCGAGCGCGACGAGGTCCTGGTTCGGCGTGGCTTCGAGGTACGTTTGCATCGTGCCGACATCTTCAAACGCGCGTTGAAAGGCGCGCGCGATGTCCCCGGCGCGCGAGTCGACTTCGGCTTTCGTGACGGGTAGACCGACACTCATAGGCTGACTCCTTTAATTCACGTCGAACGTGATGGATCCGTCGAGGGTCGTCAGGTTCGTGGACGCCACCCAATTCGCAATATCCCCCTTGTGCAATTGACAGACGGTCGCGCCATTGAGACGGGCAAAGGCCTGGACGACCGCGCCGTTGTCGGTGACGTACGCGAGCCGGTTGCTGACCTGTGCGGCGGCGCTGAACCCGCCCCACGCCCCGCTCAACAGGTACAGCGCGTTGCTGAGCGTGCCGCCGACCGAGGTCGTGTTCAGTTGGAAACTGACCTGCATCGTGCGCCCCGACAGCCGATAGCGCAGCGTCACGACGTCGCCCGCGTCGACCGTCCACGTCATCGCGCCGACCGCCGAAAAGTTAGCGGCGCTGTACGCCGGGGTGATCCACGCGCCCTGCTCATGGTCGACCATGCGCCACAAGCCACCAACGGTCGCGTCATACACGTACGTCGCGACGCCTCCCGACGCCAACGGGGTCGGTGCACTGTTCGCGAAATTAAACAACCGCATGGCGACGCTGCCTGCCGCGCCGCTCAGGTGCGCGAGGTTGACCTGTCCGGTCCCCGCCGCGACGAGGGTCGCGCGCTGATTCGCGATGCCCGGCGTGATGCCCTGGATCGTTGTCAACGACGCGTTCGTCATGTAGATCACTTGGTCGCCGCCGCCCGCCGGGAGCGGCAGGCTGGTGATCGGGCCGGTCGTCGTGACGGGCGGGCTATTCGTCACGCCGCCCATGGCATCGATCTGGTTGTACAGCTCCTGCTTCCACGCGTTATTGAGGACGGTGCCATCCATGCCGGTGCCGGAATCGTCGATGATCGGCGTGCGCGTAATCGGCATCGGATCTATTCCTTCGTTTTCACCGAGCGCAGCAAATCTTCAAACGAGAAGCGGACGCTCGACGCTTGCACGGCATACGTCGGGTACTGGTTCGTGTGCGGCCGGAAGTTGCTGATCGTGACCTGTTGAATCTTGAACGTGCCCGTCACGCTCGTCGGCGCCGGGAGATTGACCGTGATGGTCTTACCGGACGCGGTGCGCATGTCGCGACACGTATACGCCACGCTGCGCGCATTGAGTGGCCGCACGCCGAGCGTCGCCTGCCCCCGCGCGCGCGCCTCGGCGATGGAGAGCCGCCGGTCCTGCACCCACTCCTCGCGGACCCCGGTGCCCCCAATCGTCGACGCGAGCTGCGATTGTCCCGCCGCGTCGTCGACCTGCACGACGAGATAGATTTCATCCCCGGCGGTGAGGGCACGGGCGTTGATGGAACGCGCGCCGCTCGCCGGAATGTCGGTCAGCATCGGGGCGGCGGTGATCGTGGAGTTGTACGCGACCGTCGCCGTAATGGCACCGGTCCCGCTGGCGGGAATCCCGGTCAAGGCGCTCCCGGTGATCCCGGTGTACCGAATGACTTGCGCGCCGTTGCCGATGACGGCCCACCCGCCCGCCGCCTGAAAGGCGCCGGTCCCAGCGACGATCATCGTGGTCGCGCCCGCGACGATTTGCCCGTCGGGCTGCGTCAGGCCGGACGTGTCGCCGGGCGGCAGGTTGGCCCCGAGACTGCCGTCCGGCGTGCTGTCGGTGATCGTCGTGGTCGTGTTGTTGGCGATGGTGCTCTGCAGCTTGAGTTGCAGCCCGCCGACCACCGTCCGGTACATCTTGCGGCCGGTGACGGTCGCGCCGCCCACCGGAATATTCGTGAGTGTGACCTGCGTCGCGAGTGCGGTGTTGCTGGTCGGGGCGTTCGCGCCGAGCGCGGCGTCCGTGACTGTATCGCTGAACGTCGTCGTCACGTTGTCCGCGAGCGTGGTGACGAGTTTCAACTGCGCGCCGCCAGCCGCCGTGCGGTAGATCCGGCGGCCGGTCACGGTCGGCCCCCCGAGCGGAATCGCCGACAGCGGCACAACCGACAGCGGCGGCGTGCTATTGGCGGCTGGTTCCGGCGCCTCGCCGACAAGGGTCGCATCCTTGTCGGTCCCGGCGTAGTTGATGAAGGTGCCCGGTACGTTCGCAAAGAGCCCGGAGTTGTAGAACGTCGCGCCCCCATTGGTCGTGCGGTAGACGTGGACGTATTGCACCGATGGATTCGCGGAACAGGGTACCGACGTCTGGATCGCCGCGTTCTGTGGGTCACCAGCCGTGTTGTTGGCTTTGATCACCGCCGATGGCGGCGACGCCAGCGTGACGTTAATGGGCGTTGGGGACCCGAACGTCGTGGCATAGGCGTACTTGATCTTGTACGACCCATTCTCGATCAAATCCGCGAAGTAGTTGTTGGGCGGCGTCGAGCCGGTCGGGACCGTTGTCGGATTCGGAATCGACGGCGCCCCGGTCGTCACGACGGCGCTCAGCGGTGACGGCGTCGTCTCGCCGGTCGTCGTGATGAAGCTGACGGCGTACTGATGCGTGCCCGCATCTGGACCCGCGCCCACGGTCGGCACGCCCACCGTCGGCGCGGCTGACGGCGACGCCACGACGCCCGTGGTCACGGACCCAATCGGGCTCGGCAACGACTCTCCGGCACCCGTCGTGAACGTGACCGCATACTGATACGGCCCGGTGCCGAGCCCCGCGCCGCTCGACACGTTGAGCGTCGGAGCCGCTGATGGTCCGACGCCGGGACCCACGAGCGTACCGGCACCGCCCGCAACGACGCCGCCATAGTTCAAGTGCTGCGCCCCGCCCTCCGACCCCTGAAACGACGCCTTCAGGAACACATCCCCGGCGACCGCGAACATATCGACGGCTTCGAGCGGCAGCATCGTATCGCCGAGCGCCACATTACTCAGCAACTTCGCCCCGCGCCCTTCGACATAGACGCGCGTCAGGGCTTGCGTGGTATCGATTTCCGCCGTGACGTTGGCGAGCGACGGATGCGTTGCCGTCAGATCGACCGGCGCCCCGTTCAACACTTCGCTCGCGATGAAGAAATGCACGCTCTTGTTGTAGTCGACGTACCAATAGCCGCCGATGCGCCGCGCGAGCCGCGTGAACGCCTCCGGCAGCGGTTCATTGGTGTACGTGATTTCATCGAGCGTCGGCAGCCCGGCGGCGACGTTCGCGGCCGTGAAGCCGTTCGCCGCGCCGTACTTCGCGATGAGGTCTTGGGCAATGACCGTCGCGGACTGGTTGGTGTACCGCTCGGTGACCAGCGCGAACCCGAGCTGCCACGTGTAGTCGACACACGACACGTCGCATTGCAGATTCGCCGGTTTCAAGGCGTAGCGCTGATTGGTATCGACGATGTGACCGGCAAACAGCCGCTGCAGATTGTTTTTCGAGCCGAGCGTGAGCACGACTTCCCACCCGAGCGTGGGAACCCAGTTGTTGACCCCGAACGTGCACCGGTTCGGCGCTTCGTCCAGATTGTCGGTGACGGTCAGCGTGCCGTACAGCACGCCGATGTGTTGGGCCTCGTGGCCGGGGAGACGGCCGAATCCAAGATGCGCCCCACCGAAGAACACGAACGCGCCCCCGCTCGTATAGCCGCCGCGCGTCGCGCCGCCGCGCGCGATGCCGCCGAGGGCATACATCAACGCTTTGTCGGTGCCGCTGATGCCCATGCGTTACACCGGTTGCCGGTTGCCGCCTGTGCGATAGCTGCTCGTCACGGCGTCGCCGACGACCCGCGCGATGTCGTTCTTGTTCGCCAGCACCGAGCCGTTGATGGTGACGTTGACGCCCGCAGACGCCGCCCCGATATAGCGCGAGGTCGGCGAGCTGCCCGCAATGCCGCCGATGGTGCTCCCGTAGATATTCGGGTCGCGCCGGGCGAGGTCGTCGAACTGCTGCGCGGCGCGGATCGCGGTGTACAGCTGCGCCGACATGGCGAAGAATGACCCGGCCGCTTGCTGTGCCGCCACGCCCGCCGACATAATGCTGCTCGTCGCGGGGTTGACGGCGCCCGGCGTCGCCGCCGCCGCCGCATTCGCCGCCGCGCGCGCGTTCCGTTCGGCGTCGTCGGCGAGCGCCGCATCGAGGATCGCTTTATTCGACGCCTCGACGGCGGCGAGCTTCGCGGCTTCAGCCTCGATGGTGCGCTGCGCGTCCTCCATCTGCCGCTCGCCGACCCAGTTGTAATACGCGCGCAGGTCGGCCTCTGACTTGGCGCGCGCCGCGTTGGTGCGCTCGATGAGGTCGATTTCGCGCTCGCCGATCATGTTGTAGTACGCGCGCATGTCGGCCGCGTCCTTGAACGCCGCGACCGACCGCCGCACCGCTTCGTTGCTCTCCTCGATGAATTGCTGTTCTTCCTGCAGCGTCAGCGTCAACGGCTTCGCGACCCGGTCGTCGATGGCCTGATTCCACTCGCGCGTCTTGGCGTCGGCCTGCGCGATAGGCGGCACGGCCCCGCTCATCGTGTCCCTGAATTCCTTCACCGCCGTCGTGAACCGCGACACGCCGAGCACCCAGTCGAGCATCGAGACGGTCAGCGGCCCGATGCTGTTCTTCGTGGTCGTCGCCATGTTCGACAGCGCCGCCATTGCGGCCGTTTGGTCCTTCGTGTACGTGATGAGCGTCGACGTGTCGCTCGCCAGCTTGTTGAGCGACGGCTTGAGTTCGTCGAAGCCGCGACCGAGCAGCAGCGCCCCGGTTTCGGCTTGCTTGAGCGGGTCTTGCATGGCCATCAACGCGGCCGTGACGGCGCGGAACCGTTCCTCGGGGCTCATGGCACGCAACGCTTGGAGGTCGAGCCCGAGCGCCTTGACGGCGCCCGCGACGCTGGTACTGTCGCCCGCGAGCGCCTTCGACAGGGTAAACGCGGACCTCGCGAGCGCCTCGGCGCTGCCGCCGCTCTGTTCGGCGACGTTGCCCCATTGCTGCAGGGTTTCGACGCTGATGCCGGTGCGCTCGCTCAAGTCGTCCAGCGCCGCGCCCGTCTCGACGATGCTCATGGCGAATTTCGCGACCGCGCCGATGGTGAAGCCGGTCGCGAGCTTTGTCAGGCTCAGCCCAAACATCGACGCCGCCGCTTCGGCCCCGCCGAGCGCGTCGCCCGTTTTCCCGGCGCTCGACTGCAGATTCGCGAGGTTCTTCTCGGCGCCCTTGACACCCTTGTCAAAGTCGCTGAAGTCCGCGAGGAATTCGCCGGTGACAGCCATGATGGGTTAGCGGGTGTCGGCCTCGGTCAACAGATCGCACAGCACTTCGTAATCGACCTCGTCTAACTCACGGACCCAGTCGACGCGCCAGCCGCAACGGAGTGCAAGCGCGAGGTCGGACCGTCGCCTGTCATGCGTCGTTTTTTTTCCTGTACGCGCTCGGCGAGCATTTTCTTCTCGTGCGCCGCAATCGCCGCGTACACCTCGTCGAAGTCCTCGGGCGACAGCAGCCGCAGCGCCGCTTCCACGACGGCGACCGGCTCCTGGCAGATCGGCACGAGCTGCCCGGCGGCGTCCGTCAACGACCAGTCGACGAGATACGCCGTCACCATCGACAGCTTGATTTGCCCCGGCTTGAATACGAGCGTGCCGTCGGCGTTCGGCGCGTACTGGCGCTCGTAACTGTCGGTCCGTTCGCCGTGCGTGAGCCGCC